GCCCAGCTGTTCATACTGGTCATGCTAAAAATGACAAACCAGCCTCTGACTATGCTGCTCCGCATACTATGTCTGGCAAAAAATACACAGTAGAGAGCTTCCAAGCGATGGAAGATGCTATTCCTTACTCTACGACTAAATCTGTAAAAGATGCAGATCTGCGTGATCCTATTCCTAACGGTGTTAGTTATGGCACAACTAAAGAGCCTAAAACTTCTGGCATTGAAATGCGTGGAGCTGGTGCAGCTACTAAAGGTCGTATGTCTAGAGGTCCGATGGCTTAAGGGTTAACCCTATGAATTACGAACAGTTATATAACAATATCCAGTCTTACGCTGAGAACACCGAACAGTTGTTCGTGGCAAATATTCCAGTCTTTGTAATGGAGGCTGAAGAGCGTATATATAACTCAGTTCAATTACCATCGTTGCGCAAAAATGTTATTGGAACCATGACATCTGGAAATAGTTATTTGTCTTGTCCTATAGATTATTTATCAACATATTCGTTGGCTGTAATTGATTCATCAGGTAATTACAGTTATCTATTAAACAAAGACGTTAACTTTATTAGACAGTCTTATCCAAATCCAACAAGTACTGGTATGCCTCAGTATTACGCACTTTTTGGTACGCAATACAACAATAATAATGAGCTATCTTTTATTTTAGGTCCAACACCAGATACAAACTACAGCGCTGAATTACATTATTTTTATTACCCACCAACCATTGTTCAAGGTCAAATATCACTCCTTGGAAACATTACAGGTGGTTCTTTATATACCAATGGTATATACCAAAACGTATCTTTAACAGGAGGTTCAGGTGCTAATGCAACTGCTGATATCCTTGTTGCCTCAGGTGCAGTGGTCTCCTGCAACCTTAAGTTTGGCGGTAATTTTTATGTTGCTGGAGATATATTGTCTTGTTCTTCTTTGGGGTCTACTGGTAGCGGTTTTTCAGTCCCAGTAAATGCGGTTTCAAACGCAACTGGCACTAGTTGGTTAGGTGATAACTATGACCCAGTATTGTTTTATGGCGCTATGCGTGAAGCTATGATCTTCATGAAAGGTGAGCAGGATATGGTTGCTTACTATGAAAAAATGTATGAAGAAGCTCTTGCCCAGCTTAATCGTCTTGGAACTGGTCTTGAACGTGGTGATGCTTATCGTAACGGTCAAGCTCGTATTATGGTGAAACAATGATCGTTCAAGGATCTTGTAACGTATTTTCTCAGAACCTGTTAAATGGTAATGAAAACTTTACAACTGGTACTTATTACATTGCCCTGTATAACGCCAATGCCAATTTAAACCCTACGACTGCTGCTTACACCAGTGTGAACGAAGTAACTGGAAATGGTTATACGGCTGGTGGTATTCCTTTGGTTATTTCAACGGCTCCCACAATTAACCAGCAATATAACACCACTTATGTGTCTTTTGCTAACGCTGTTTGGAGTCCAGCATCGTTTACTTGTAGGGGTGCTTTGGTCTACAATTACATAACAAAAGCAGCTTGTTTTGTATTAAATTTTGGGTCTGATAAGACTTGTAATAGTAGCTTTACAGTGCAGTTCCCAGCAGCGACTTATTCGTCTGCTATTTTGACAATCAGTAGCTATACGGCTGCTAATGTAGTAAGTTCTGGAGATTAATTATGCATAAAGAATTTGGAAGCTGTGGCGATAGCGCTGTAGCAACATTACAAGCCAATGCTGGCACAAACGAAACTATGGGTATTGAAGGTTATTGGCACGTTGAGTGCCGTGATGCTCAAGGTAATTTAAAGTGGAATGAAGAGTTCCCTAACCTAGTCGTAGCCGTAGGCAAACAGTTAATGCTCGATACCTTATTAAAAGGTAGCTCTTACAGTGTTACTGGTCCTTACCTTGGTTTGACTAATGCTTCATTGACTCCAGCCGCAACAGACGTAATGAGCACTATTGTGCCTAGCAAAGAATTTACTGCTTACACTGTTAGCGGTTCTGCAGTGCGTGGTACAGCCGTGTTTGCTTCTTCTACTTCTACTGGCTCTACACCGTCAAACGTAACGTCTTCAACTGCATCTGCAATTACTTACACCATTACTGGTGCTGGCGGTACTGTTTATGGTTGCTTCTTAGTATTGGGTTCTGGCGCATCAAGCACACAGAGTAATACTGGTGGAACTTTGTATTCTGAAGGAAACTTTAGCGTAGCAAAAACTACAACTGCAGGTGATACTGTCAGTGTTACGTATTCGACCACCGCCACTTCGTAAGTTATTGTTTTTTAACAGTTTTTAGGAGCAGTATATGGCATTAGTCCTGAATGATCGTGTCAGAGAAACTACGGCAGTTACGGGTACTGGATCGGCTACGCTACTTGGCGCTGTTACGGGGTATCAAAGTTTTTCAACGATTGGCAACGGTAACACCACATACTACACAATCGCTGACCAAGGTGGCCCAAATTGGGAAGTAGGTCTTGGAACTTACTCAAGCGGAACTCTTGCTCGTACTACTGTTCTTTCTTCATCTAACTCTGGCTCTTTAGTTAACTTTACTGCTGGTACTAAAGATGTATTTGTAACCCAGCCTTCTGAAAAAGCAGTTTATTTGGATGGAAGCGGCAACATCACGCCTTCTTCTGTAGGCCCTTTAACAGTATCTTCGTTAACAGATTCTGGTTTAACTTCTGGTCGTGTAACCTATGCGGGAACAGCAGGTCTTCTACAAGACTCAGCTAATCTTACGTTTAATGGAACAATTTTAACTGCAAATACACTTAACTTAACCAATGCACTTACTACCGCCTATGGCGGTACTGGATTAACTTCATTTACTGCTGGTGATTTACCATATTACAGTACAGGCACTGCATTATCTAAATTAGCAATTGGTACTAATGGCTATATTTTGCAGTCCAATGGTTCTGCTCCGACATGGGTATTAGCCTCTTCTGTAATCGGTGGTGCTGGCGGTTCAAATACCCAAGTTCAATACAATAGCTCTGGCTTATTAGCTGGTTCTGCTAACCTAACCTTTAACGGCACAACACTTACTACAGCTAATGACGCCTCTATCTCAGGTCTTACTGTTGGTAAGGGTGGTGGTAGTGTAAGCACTAATACAGCTTTTGGAACAAGTGCTTTAACATCAAATACAAGTGGTGCAAATAATCAAGCATTTGGTTCAGGTGCTTTAAGTTCAAACACAACTGGTGGAACAAACTCTGCTTTTGCACAACAATCATTAGGCTCAAACACCACAGGCAATTCAAACTCTGCTTTTGGTTATCAGGCTCTTGTAAACAACACCACCGCATCTAATAACACCGCAGTAGGTTATCAAGCTGGGTATATTTTAACTGGTGGAAACTCAACTGCTGTTGGTTATCAAGCGATTGGAAGTGGTTCTGCAACTGGTGGAAATTGTGATGCTTTTGGATATAGAGCTTTATACAGTTTGACTTCTGGAACATTTAATACTGGGTTAGGCTATCAGGCTTTAGGTTTTACAACTACTGGTAGCAATAATATAGCCGTTGGATTTGATGCTTTATTCTCAAACACCACCGCTAGTAATAATACCGCAGTAGGCTATCAATCGCTTCAAGCAAACACCACCGCAGGTAGCTGTGTTGCGGTAGGTTATCAAGCTGGATATAACAGCAATGCTGGCGGTAATACTTTTGTTGGTGAAACTGCTGGATATGGAGTAACTTCTGGTAATTACAATACGGCTATTGGTCGTAGAGTTATGTATGGTGGCACAGTAACAGGCTTATACAATACAGCCGTTGGTGGTCAAGATGATGGCAATGTATCAACAATGACTTCTCTTACAACTGGTGGTAAAAATACAGCCGTAGGAAATGGTGCTTTATCTTCAAACACCACCGCATCTAATAACACAGCAGTAGGTTATCAAGCACTATACACATCAACAACTTCAACTGGAAATACTGCATTTGGTTATCAAGCACTTTATAGCCATAATGGTGCTGGTGGTTCTTATTTAAATTGTGCGGTTGGTTATAAAGCTGGCTACGCAATTACAGGCGGTTATGTAAACACAATTATTGGTGCTGATAGCACAGCAAATTCATTAACATCAGGTGCGTATAACACTTATATTGGTACTTGTGATGCTTCATCAGGTGCGGTT